ATAGCTCAGCTAAACGAAGAGGCTGCTGCTTTGGATATGGAGGCCTTAGCGCAATGGCGAGCAAATAACGCCGACCTTTTCCTGGCAATGGAATTAAGGGCGCGCAAAATGCAGCAGTTTGCTCTTAAAATGGAAGTTGCAGCAGAGCAAGCTAGCGCTGCTCTCGCGACTATGAGCGCCTCAATGCTAGAGAGTTTCGCCGTATTGTTGGGCGATGCTATAACAGGTAAAGCCGACGCTATGCAAACTTTTTTGCAGTCTTTTGCTAGTTCCTTAGCTGGCTTCCTTGGTACTTTTGGTAAGGCGCTTATTGCCCAAGGTATAGCTATTGATGCTTTCAAAGAGTCGTTAAAAAGCTTAGATCCTGCTGTTGCAATTATTGCGGGCGTTGGATTGCTTACGGCTTCTACTCTTGTTAGAAACGCAATGGCAAAAGGCTCGCAAGTTCAAGCGTTTGCAGATGGTGGTATAGTCAGCGGCCCGACCTTGGGCTTAATGGGCGAATACCCAGGCGCTAGAACTAACCCCGAAGTAATTGCCCCGCTTGACAAATTGCAGTCTATGATTAACACAGGAGGCGGAAGCGGCGAGCTTGTGGCTTCTACTCGTTTCGATGGCCGCGACTTGTGGCTAGCTGTTAACCGTTACGAAAAAGACAAAGCAAGAGGTTAACTTTGAGGTATGGCTAAACAATTCTACGGCACTTTTTACAGCATAGCAGGCGTTGAGTATACCTGCGAATTATGGGACGGCCCTAGCGGCACAAGTACGCCCGTAGAGCTTGCTTTAGCTTCTCCTGGCTTTAGCATTGAAAGGCAAGGCGAGAGTGACACATTTTTTGATAACCCTATAAGGGCGAGCCGTGTAAGTGTGCCTTTTGTTGTTACGACAGATGCGCAACTTACTGCTTTTCAAGGCATCAGCGCAGACCCAGAGGGAAGCTACGCTATTAAAATTCTAAAGAGCGGTAATTTATACTATGTTGGCCGAGTGCTAGCTGATCAAATGCGCTTCGAGCGAGCAGACCCAGATGGCAAGATAGTTATACAGGTAGCCGCAGTAGACGCGTTAAACTTGATCGAGGGCTTTTTTGTAGATGAGTCTTGGTTTACTAACGACCACGCAGGCGGCATTTATTTACTGCGCAAATGCTTAGAGCTTAGCGGGCTAGACGATTATTTCGGGGCAACCGATGACTATATTTTCGACGGCCTAGAGCAATACGAGAGCGCTACTCAGAGCGTAAGCAGCGAGAAATTAAATACTTTCTGGTTTCACCGCTTGGCCTTCGTCGATAACTTCGACATATTCGGAGGCGTTGAACTTGATTATATAACCGCGCGCAAGGCAGTAGAGTTAATACTGCAAGGTTTCGGGGCTAGAATACATTTTGATAACGGCGGCTATTACATTACTCAGACCCCGACCTACTTAAGTTCTACGCTGACCTTTCATAAATACGACAAGAGCGGAAACTATAACGGGACTAGCACGCTATCGCACGCCGTTAGCTTAGGCACTTTGCCAGCTCGCCCACAATGGGCAGCCAAGCCTCAGCTTTATTACCAGCCGCCTGTAAGGCTTAGCCGCTCTGAATTGACAAAAGCTAACGGGGCATACGCTAAAAAAATAACTTTTGGCATAGGCGCAATGCAATTAGACTTTGACAGGCTAGAGAATGGCTACCCGTTTCGCATACAGCTAAACATAGAAAGCGCAAGCGCCTCAAGTCAAAACGTAGCTTATCAGGTTGTCAAATGGCGCATTTATGGCGTGGACGGCTCTCCTACTTCGCTTTATTATTATTACGACGGGCTTTATTGGCAGTCATCAGCTACTTTGCCTAATTACAAGCTCAAGGCTTTCAAGTATTACAGCGGATCTAAACGACGCTGGCCTATTAATATAGTAGAGGATTTTAGCGCTCCTATTACGACAGGCCCCGCGGCCAATATAACAGGGTTTCACGTTGAGGCGACAGTTGAAGAGGTGGTGCTTAATTTCGTCAAAAACCCCTTTACGACTAGCTGGAGTATTAAAAGCTCTACGCCTATAGATTTTCTCGGCAGTATTGCAGCAAGCCGAAGCTATACAACTAGCGACCCATACAACTTTACTAAAAACACCTGGGCGCAGAGTGGTAACAGCGCGTTACAAAATAGCATAGTAAAAGACTTGCCGCAGGTATTTTATGACGGCTTTGATAAATACGAACTAGGTACCGTAATGGTAGGCCCGACTTTTGCAACCTCAGTAAAACCTACAGACTGGGGCAACGGCTGGGAGGTTGGCTATAGTGAAAGCTTCCAGCAGTCGCTAGTAGATCAATGCAGCGCAATTTATGCGGGCTTTATTGGCGCTATACGCGGAACCTGGCACGACAGCGGAAACCTAACGGCTGTAAAGTCTTTGTACTTTGACGGCGGGGCTTGGTTATTAAACGGCTGCACTTATTCGGCTCAGCTTGAAACTTGGGAGGGCGAATGGCTTAAAATTGAGACAACCTACGGCGACGTAATAAGCGAAGGGGAAACAGATAACCCTGTGCCGTCTGAGCGCGTCTATATTCAAGACCAAATCGACCGCCTGCGCGAGCAAGTAGGTAGAGCTGAGGATATTACTGGCGCATTGCCCGACCAGCTTATTAACGACTTTTTAGAAGTTAGCGAAGGTGCGCCAACCTCTGACCCTGGAGTAGATGGCACCTATACGCTCGCTCTAAAATACGATGCTACTGCCGTAGATTTCTCTTGGCAAATGCGAAGGCTTGGGGCCTCACTTAACGTAACGAGCGACATTACAAGCTTCCCGACTGAATACGAGATCTTTATTTGCGACACTAGCGGCGGCAGTATTACAATAGACTTACCTGCCCCGCCTAGCGTTACCCCTGGCTTGCGCTTTGGCTTTATTAAATCAGCCTCAGCTAACAGCTTGACGCTTGACGCAGGGGCTGGCTACCAGATTAATGACGCGCAGCTAAAGAGCTGGAATGCGCGCTTTGAAACTTACTGGGTACAAAGCGACGGCACGCAGTGGTATATAGTAGCCTCAGACAAATAAGAAAAGCGGCTAAATTGTTGCTAGTGTTTGCCTGCTATGCTTTTATTTTTGGAGTATGGCACAAGCTTCCGCAGATATTTTAGCTGGCTCTCAGGGTTTCAAATACCACGCAGCCGCAACCGTTACAGGCGTTTCCTATGACGCTGTAGTTTGTCAAGAGGACACCGTCTTTACTTCTTTTACCGTTACTCCTGATTTTCAGAGCGCTGCAAACGTTCTAAGCGATCGCGGAATGAGCGGCGTAACTTTTAAGCAGGGCGCTTATTTGCCAGCTGGAAAAGGCCAGAAGATTACAGCCTTTACAATTTCAAGCGGCAGCGTAATAGCTTATTAAATGATCGGATTAGGAGTTGGCATAGGTAGGCAACGCTTTGTCGGTGGCTTTATTGGCTTATTAGACACCTACTCAGGAGCAGCAGCTGCCTATTCTTTGCGTCAGTTGTCGTCTACCTATACTGGTAGTGCTATCCGTGTTCGCAGGGCATCTGACAACACAGAGCAGGATATTGGGTTTTCAAACAACGAACTTGACACCACAAGCCTCGCTTCTTTTTGTTCGGGTACTAATGGTTTTGTTACTACTTGGTACGACCAAAGCGGAAACGGATATAATGCAACGCAAACAACGGCTGCAAATCAACCAAAAATTTACGATAGTGTTAGTGGGGTTATAACGCAAGGTACAAAGTCATCAATAGATTTTGGAACAACATTGCAAAATTTATGCTTGTCAGTAACTAATTCTACAACAAATAATTTGATTACAGTTGTACATAATGTACCTTATGTATCAAGTAAAAATCAAGTAATATTAGCTTTGTCTAATAACAATTATATAATAGTGGCGGTTGCAGATACTGGTAAGTTAAAATATGCAAATAGCAATGATAATATGATCTCTACAACTGATGTGGGTTCATTTCAGTTATCAACTATTGACATTAATGATAAAAAGTTGTATACAAATGGATTAGAAGAGGATAGCGTAACTACGGTATCAGGAGCATCAGACCGTTATGTAATTGCCAATTATACCAATACTGGTTCTAATCAAATGGAGGGTTATATATCTGAAATAGTTATATGGCAAACTGCACAAACATCAAATCTTTCAGACATTAACAACAACATCAACGACTTTTATTCTATTTACTAATGACAAAAGGCTACCAATATCAAACCGAACAAGAAGCACAAACCGCACAATCGGCTTGTAACGCTTATTACGGAATCCCCGTCAGCCCAGATGATGTTACTCAAAACTGGGTAGGCTATCAGTTCGCTGAACTGAACACCCCAACCTTTTGGTACATTGTTTACGATGAGAGTTTGTTGCCCGTCTTGGGAAACCCGATTGAATTTGAAGTAATCCAACCCGACCCATTCTAATGGCCAAAGTTAAAAGCATATCGGTAAGCAAATACCGCCCACGCAAGAAAGTGAGCAGAAAAGGGGTGCATTCAAAAAACAATCCACCGCAGAAAAAATATCGGGGACAAGGTCGCTGATTCGCTATTTCCAAATATGAAACTTCCAGTTAGTTTTTCAGAGTTCAGCAAAGACCCAAGCAAGGCCGTCACCTATCTGATGCTTTTTGCGGTTGTTTTCCTTTATATGAGAATGGAGAATCAAGACAAGCAAGTCAACACGGGTTGCGAAGAAAGGCTCACTCGTTGTGAAACGAAGTTAGACCAAATGGCAAAGATGCTCAAGACCCAAGATTCACTTTCTGCCTCCCTTCGCTCTGAACTTAACACATACAAAAAAATAGGAGTCATCCAATGAAATACTTTCTCTTAGCCTCTTTATTGGCTATAACCGCAACTCCTCGTCTGGAGAACACAGACCCCTACAAAAAATATGACTTGGTGATTGACCACGCTCAACAAACCATAGAAGTGACAAAAGCCTCCATAGACGAAGCAAAACAAATGACTGAGGAGAAAGTACAACAAGTGCAAGAAACTGTCTTAAAAGCCGAGGAAATGGCTAAAAAGGTAGAATTGCTTGAGATGGTCTGTGAGGTTTACTCCGTGCCAGTTCCTGCGTCTATGGAGGATCTAAAGGCCGAGCGGGTTGCTGACTCTATTAGGGTTTCTAATATGCAAAAGATTAACAAGTAAGAAATGAAGATTCTAGACGTATTTAAAGGCCAAGCTGGC